AGGAACTCCCTATGAGTCAAATTTGACTATCAATGGGGGTGCTAATTTTAGTAATATCTTTACGGTAAAGAAACCAAATTCACAAGCATTTGATTTTACTGATTATAGTGGTTCATCCCAAATGACAAAGAGTGTAGCAATAGGTGCTACCGATTCCCCTGATGCTACTTTTTCTGTGGGATTTACAAGTGCTGTTGGTGGAAAATTAGAAATTTCATTAGGATCAACTGCTACTCGAAGTTTAGAGGCAGGGAGATATGTTTATGATGTTTTAGTTAATTCAGCATCTGCTAGTAATACTACTAATGTTTTAGAAACTGCAATATCGGTAGGGAACACCGCAGGTATTGGAACTACTGCATTTGATCTTATTAAGGTTACAAATGTTGCTGTTGGTGATTCTGTTTCAGTGGGAGCAGCTCTCACTAATGTACCCGTTGTAAGTGTCGCAACTACCAACAGTAGGATTTCGGTAGGTGCTGCCTTTACAACCCTCTCACAAGTCCTTCCAGGTACTGCTGTGACCTTTAGTAGGGTATCAACGGCATCTACCATTTATAGGATTGTTCAGGGTTCTATAATAGTCAAGGCAGGTATCTCTTCTGCACCTTCCTAAATAATTCCACAGGAATAGTAAATAGATGGCACAACCAGCAAGTAGATCTCAATTAAAAGATTATTGTTTAAGGCAATTAGGAGCACCTGTGCTGGAAATTAATGTTGCCGATGAACAGGTAGATGATATAATTGATGATGCTATTCAATATTTTCATGAAAGACATTTTGATGGTGTTTTAAGAACTTATTTAAAATATCAAGTAACACAGGATGATATTGATAGGGGAAAGGGGCCTGGAGAAAACGGAGTATTAGGAATAACAACAACGACTGCAACTTCTACTATTGATGGTGCTTCAATGCAGTTTGATTGGGAAGAAAACAGTAATTATTTACAAGTTCCACCTGCGGTAATTGGAGTAGAAAAAGTATTTCATTTTGATGGATCACAGTCCATGTCAAATGGTATGTTCAGTATTAAGTATCAATTATTTTTAAATGATATTTACTTCTGGGGAGCAATGGAAATGCTCACTTACAATATGACAAGGACATATTTATCTGACCTAGAATTTGCTTTAACTACACAAAAACAATTTAGATTTAATCAAAGAATGGATAGATTGTATCTAGATGTTTCTTGGAGTGAATTGACTGCAGGTGATTATATCGTTATAGACTGTTTTAGAACTCTTGATCCTAATGATTATGTAAGAGTATGGAACGATTCATTCTTAAAGAAATATACCACTGCTTTGCTTAAAAAACAGTGGGGCCAGAACCTAATTAAATTTAATGGGGTAAAACTTCCTGGTGGGGTTGAGTTAAATGGTCGTGATATTTATGAGGATGGTGTAAAAGAATTGGAAGTTATCCGAGAAATGATGTCCAATACTTATGAATTACCCCCTCTTGATATGATAGGCTAATGGCATTAAATCCCTATTTTATCCAAGGAACTTCTGGTGAACAGAGTCTAGTTCAGGATCTTATCAATGAACAGTTGAGAATGTATGGCGTGGAGGTGTATTATCTTCCTCGCCAATATGCAACGACTGATAATGTTATTAAAGAAGTAATATCATCTGATTTTAATTATTCATATCCTATTGAGGCATATGTAGATAATTTTGATGGGTATGGGGATAATAGTGTAATGCTTTCCAAGTTTGGAATTCAAGCAGAAAATGAATTAACGGTAACCATATCCAAAGAAAGATTTGAAAATTATATTAGTCCATTAATTAAAAATTTACCAAACGTTGAGTTATCAACAAGACCTAAGGAAGGAGATCTAATCTATTTCCCACTAGGTGATAGGTTATTTGAGATTAAGTTTGTAGAGCATGAAAAACCATTCTATCAGTTAAAGAAAAATTACGTTTATACATTAACCTGTCAACTCTTCAGAGCAGAAGACGAAGTATTGGATACTGGTATTGAAGAGATTGATGATACATTTGATACGGACTTTAACCTCCGAACTCTCACATTGGTGGCTGCAGGAACGACTGCAACAGCATATGCTGGTATTATAACCAGTGGTGGTGTTAATCAGATTATTGTAACCAATAGAGGTGAAAGGTATCTTACTGCACCTACTGTAGCAATTTCTTCTTCTCCAACTGCTGGAGGAACTGCTGTTGGTATCGCAACACTTATGTCTGGTTTGACTAATTGTGATGGTACAGATATAGGAGAGAAAGTTCAAGGAATCTATGTCACAAATCCAGGTAGAAATTATACTGATAATCCTGGTATCGTTATCTTCCCAACAGGTGATGATAGTGGTGTTGGAGCAGCTGCATCCACCCGCATATCTGATGATGTAGTTGGTGTTGTAACTATCTCAAGTGGTGGTTCTGGATATACTACTGCACCTACTGTTTCCTTTAGTTCTCCAGGAATTGGAACAACTGCATCTGCCATTGCGGTTGTAAGTTCTGGTGGAACCATATCTCATGTTTATGTAACCCATGCTGGTGCTGGATATACGGTTGCACCTACCATTACAATCGGTAATCCTTACATGGCTGGAGAAGGAACTTATATTGATAATGAAACTGTTATTGGATCCTCAAGTAGTATAACTGCTCTGGTTAAGACATGGAATGCTGTATCTGGTGAATTAGTCATCTCTAATTCAACAGGAGACTTTGTAATGGGTGAGAATATTACAGGTCAGGAAAGTGGTGCGGTTTATCAATTGAAAGTTGAGCAAACTGATAATACTGTGGATGAATATCCATCTAACTTAGAGATTGAAAATGCAGCAGATGATATTCTAGACTTTAGTGAGACTAATCCATTCGGAACACCCTAAATATAATATAACAGGTCTAAAAAGATGTTTGAGTATTATTATCACGAAATATTAAGACGCACGATTATTTCTTTCGGAACTCTTTTTAATGGAATAGAAATCAAACATGATGATTCTGATGGTGATGTTTCAAGTGTTATTAAAGTTCCACTTGCATATGGCCCTACTCAGAAGTTTTTAGCAAGATTACAGCAGTCTCCTGATCTTAATAAAGCAACTCAAGTATCATTACCAAGAATGTCATTTGAGTTCGTTGGATTGCAGTATGATGGATCAAGAAAAGTAACAACAACGCAAACATTCAAATCAGAAACAGTAGGAGTAGCAACGGCAATTAGAAAAACATATATGCCTGTTCCTTATAATATGTCTTTTGAGTTATCAGTATTCACGAAGTTGAATGATGATATGCTTCAGATTGTTGAGCAGATCTTACCTTATTTCCAACCTGCATATAATTTAAGTGTAGACCTTGTAAGCACTATTGGAGAGAAAAGAGATATACCTGTTATAATTGAAAATATTACAATGGAAGATGATTATGAGGGAGATTTTACAACTCGTAGATCATTAATTTATACATTTAGATTTACAGCAAAAACATACCTATTTGGCCCTGTCGGATCCAAAGCAAGTGGAGACAAGGATCTTATCAAGAAGGCATCTATTGGATATATTGCTGGTGGTTATACCAAGACTCCAAGCAGAGATGTTACTTATTCTGTTGAACCTCGTGCTACTAAGGCTTATGATAGCAATGTAACTACTAATCTTAGTGTTGATATTGGTTTAGATTCAACAATGATTGAAGTTAATGATTCATCTGCTATTGCTGCAAATACATATGTCATTATTGATAATGAGTCTATGTATGTTGATAAGAAGGATGCCTCAGATACGAACAAACTCTTTGTTAATAGAGGAGCAGATGGCACTACTCCAACAGCACACGTTGCTGGTGCTGGAGTAAATCTAGTTACTGCTGCTACTAATGCTCTAATCGAAGTTGGTGACGACTTTGGATTTGATGGTTCTTTTGATTAAAAACAATGAAAAAACTAGATGATGCTTTCAACATTTCTGAGACTGAAGTGGTAGAAACAGAGAAGGTGGGGATTACACCTGAACAAAAACCTGATAGAATAACGAAAGATGATATAACTAGAGATTATGAGTATACAAGAGGCAATTTATATTCTATCATTGAAAAAGGACAAGAAGCAATTGATGGAATTCTTGAACTTGCTCAAGAGAGTGACATGCCAAGAGCGTATGAAGTAGCAGGTCAGTTGATTAAGAGTGTTTCTGATGCCACTGATAAGTTGATGGATCTTCAGAAAAAACTGAAAGATGTAAATGAAGAGCAACAAGCAAAAGGCCCTAATACTGTTAATAATGCATTGTTTGTGGGTTCCACAGCAGAA